CTGGGCACAAGTAGCCGCTGGATCCTTTCATTCATTAGCGGTCAAAACCAACGGAACCTTGTGGGCTTGGGGTTTGGGAACAGATGGCCGACTCGGCGACGGCACATCGGCCACCAAATCCTCTCCGGTGCAAATTGGGGCGCTATCGGACTGGTCACAAGTTGCCGGTGGAGACAATCATTCACTAGCGGTCAAAACCAACGGAACGCTGTGGGCTTGGGGTTCTGGAATAGCCGGTCAACTTGGCGACGGCTCAACGGTTAGCAAATCCTCTCCGGTGCAGATCGGAGCACTGTCGGACTGGTCACAGGTAGCCGGTGGAAATTCTTTTTCACTAGCGGTCAAAACCAACGGAACCTTGTGGGCTTGGGGTTTGGGAACAAGCGGTCGACTCGGCGACGGCTCAACGGTCACCAAATCCTCTCCGGTGCAAATTGGGGCGCTATCGGACTGGTCACAAGTTGCCGCTGGGAGCAATCATTCACTAGCAGTCAAAACCAACGGAACCTTGTGGGCTTGGGGTTTGGGAACAGATGGCCGACTCGGCGACGGCACATCGGCCACCAAATCCTCTCCGGTGCAGATCGGAGCACTGTCAGACTGGGCACAAGTAGCCGGTGGGGGCGCTTTTTCTTTAGCGGTCAAGACCAATGGAACGCTGTGGGCGTGGGGTTTAGCATCAAGCGGTCAACTCGGCGACGGCACAGTGGTAAGCAAATCTTCTCCGGTTCAGATTGGATCAAGTACGAGTTGGTCACAAATCACTGCTGGCTCTACATCTGGCTATTCTATAGAAACTGACGGAGAAATCTGGGCGTGGGGCCTTGGAACAAGCGGACAACTTGGATTGAATCAGTGGAATCTATCGTCCCCAGTACAAATCGGGTCTTCGGATTGGTCTTCTATATCATTTGGTAGCGCCCACGTCGCGGCAATTGGATCCAACGGTTCTTTGTGGGCATGGGGATCGGGACTCAATGGGGCTCTTGGCAACAACTCTGAAGCCACTGCATTTTCATCACCAGTTCAAGTCGGAAGCCTTACGGACTGGTCACAAGTAGCCGCTGGATCCGCTCATTCATTAGCGGTCAAAACCGACGGAACTTTGTGGGCTTGGGGTGATGGAGGAGTCGGTCGACTTGGAGATGGCTCAGCGGTCACCAAATCCTCTCCGGTGCAGATTGGAGCGCTTTCAGACTGGGCACAAGTAGCCGGTGGACAATCTCATTCATTAGCAGTCAAAACTAATGGAACCCTCTGGGCTTGGGGTTTTGGAACAAACGGTGAACTCGGAGACGGCACAACGGTCAGCAAATCCTCTCCGGTGCAGATTGGAGCACTTTCGGACTGGGCACAAGTAGCCGCTGGATCCTTTCATTCATTAGCGGTCAAAACTAATGGGACGCTGTGGGCGTGGGGTGCTGGAGGATCCGGTCGACTCGGAGACGGTACAACGGTCAGCAAATCCTCTCCGGTGCAGATTGGAGCACTTTCGGACTGGGCACAAGTAGCCGCTGGATCCGCTCATGCATTAGCGGTCAAAACTAATGGGACGCTGTGGGCTTGGGGTGCGGGAACAAGCGGCCAACTGGGAGATGACTCAGCGGTTACCAAATCCTCTCCGGTACAGATCGGAGCACTTTCGGACTGGGCACAAGTAGCCGCTGGGAACGTTCATTCATTAGCGGTCAAAACTAATGGGACGCTGTGGGCTTGGGGTGGTGGAGGATCCGGCCAACTGGGAGATGGCTCAGCGGTTAGCAAATCCTCTCCGGTGCAGATCGGAGCACTGTCGGACTGGGAAGAACTTAGTCTATATATTGCAAACGCCAATAGTAGTGGCGCTTTGAAGCTATGATTCACTCACTAGACATTGCGCTCCAAGCGTGCATCAACGGACATCCTGAGGTTTCTGAGGATGTTCTCCGTTCCTACCCGGAACAGGACGATGCGCGGATCATTTTTAATCTGGGCTGGCACGAGATGCGTCACGGCAACCTAAAGAAGGGGCTGCAAATGATGGACGCTGGGCGGTTCATCAACGTCTTTGGCCTGCCTCGCATTCCGGGTCCAATCTGGAAAGACGAAGACCTGACCAACAAGACACTGTTGTTCCGGTGCGAGAATGGTCTTGGCGATCAGATCATGAACTTCCGGTTTGCCAAGGACTTCGCGGCGAAAGGTGCGCGTGTAGTTTTGTCCTGCGCTCCCGAGTTGATGCCGCTCTTTTCGCGGCATGGGTTCGTCTGCATCGACAACGGAGCAACGCCCTACATTCACTACGACTACTGGGTGCCTTCGATGTCAGCCGCGCACATTCTGGGCTACGACAAGGACACGTTTCCCGGCAAGGCGTACCTCACCGCCGAACCCAAAAAGCTCTACGTTAAGCCGAACACGTTGAAGGTAGGCATCCGCTGGGCGGGAAATCCGAAGTTTGAGCACGAGCAGCATCGCCGTTTTGATCCCCAGCCGTTGATTGATTTGCACAGCATTGACGGCGTTACGCTGTACAGCCTCCAGCGAGACGAGAACCTTGTGGACGGCCTGCCATTTGCCGACCTGCGGGAACAGATGAAGACCTTTGAGGACACTGCCAGCATAATCGCTGGGCTGGATTTGGTGATTACGTCCTGCACCTCAATCGCGCACCTTTCCGCAGCACTTGGCAAGGAGACATGGGTGATTGTACCTATTATGCCCTACTACGCCTGGGCCGAACGGAAGCCAACGTCTGTATGGTATGAATCAGTGAAACTTTTCCGCCAGCAACAGTACGGCGACTGGTCGCATCCACTGAGTGAAGTTCGGTCGGAACTAATCAAAAAACTATGAACTACTGCCTAGTAGAAAATGGAGCGATAGTCGACGGTCCACGCGGACTGCCAAAGTCGTGGCGCAATGTTTCCGGCCTGAATCTAATGGATCCGGCCAACCTCTTGAAGCTGGGCTGGCTTCCTTGTCGCATAGACGAAGGAACCGGCGGCGATAAGATGGTCGCATCTAAGTTCGTCATCCACGAAACCGAGGTCATCGAGGTGAAGCAATGGGCACCATTCTCCGATGCCGACAAGCAGGAGATTGAGCGCCAAGCAGCCGAGAATATCAGATCGGAGCGAAATGCGAAGCTGACGGCGAGCGATTGGACTCAACTAGATGACACGCCGCTAAATGGAACGGCAAAAAGCGCTTGGGCGACTTATCGGCAAGGATTGCGAGACATTACCACACAGGCCGGATTCCCCTTTAGTGTGACTTGGCCTGACCTTCCCGTTTAACGTCTGCACCTTTTTTGATGAGTTGGTTCACGGAACTGCTTTTTAACGCCGGGAGTGGCGGCTTGTTCGGCATGGTCGGCAGCCTCGCGACGACCTGGATGCGGCTGCGCGAGAAGAAGCTCGATAACCAGTTCCAGCTGGACCTGATGGATAAGCAGTTTGCCAGCGCCGAGGCAGTCGCTGCGTGGCAGGCATTCAGCGCATCGCAGACCGCCAGCGCCGCGGATATGACCGAAAAGGTCGCTCCCTGGGCGGCTAACGTGCGCGCGGTCACCCGTCCGGCTCTTACCGCCTTTCTGGTCGTTGGTGCGTTCTTCGCTGTTCTGCTCATCAACGACGAGGCCGTGAAGGCCAACGCACTCCAGTCCTTTCAAATGCTCGCCGGCACCTCGGTCGCTTGGTGGTTCGGTTCGCGCATGACCACGCAGATTTCCCAGCCTCGAAAATGAACGATCACGCCGGAGCTAAACTGTTGTTCGCCAACGCCGGTGCATGGATCGGAACTATCATCAGCCTGCAAAACATACAGGTGGTCATCGCCATTTTGTCTGGTGTCGCCTCCATCGGCGTCTCTGTTCTGTCGATGATCTGGCTACACAAGAAGGTCAACGGCCTGGATAAGAAGGACAACGACGGTCTGTGATTTTACGCTTGCGGTAATTGTGATGACCGAAGCGTGCCCTTCCTACTTTGCCCGTGGCTTTGTCGGGCAGATCGACGAATCGACCGGAGTCATTCACGACGTTGCCGTCATCACCGAAGGCCGAGCACTAGGCCACGGTGTAAATATCGACGCCACGACGATTGAGCAGGTCAAGGCGCAGGCCGAAACCTACTCCGGCGGCCTCAAGGTAAAGATGGACCACGGCGGCGGTGCTGCCGACATCGTCGGATACCTGACCGACTTTCGCATCGCCGGCAACAAGCTGATCGCGAACTTCCACGTTCTGCAAAACACTCCGCACCGCGCGTACATTTTCGAGATTGCCGAAAAGATTCCGGACACGTTCGGAATGTCCATCGCCTTTAGCGGTCCGACCGAACTTGCGAACGACAAGAAAACGGTCCTTCAACGCTGCTCGGAAATCTACTCTTGCGATCTGGTCAGCGAACCCGCGGCAAATGCCGACGGGCTGTTTTCGATGAAACCCGAAGAACTTTCCCCTATGAACGACGAAGACAAGAAAGCCATCGCCGGCATGATTGAGTCGGCCATGATGGGCCTGGGCGAGCGTCTCTCCAAGCTGGAGTCGATGCTGCCGAAGCCTGACGACAAGGAGGTCGCAATGGCCTCCCGTAACGACGAGATCAAGCTGGCCGCCGAGGCTGCTGGTCTCGCCGCCGTCAAGGAGTTTGCCAAGTCCTTTGGCGCTCCGGTAACCAAGGCCATCGCCTCCGAGGCTCCCGCTGCTCCTGCTCCTGCCGCTGCGCAGAAGTTTGAAGAGCTGGTTGCTGCCAAGGCGACGGAACTCAAGAGCAAGAGCGCGGCCATCGCGTTCTGCGTGCAGAATCATAAGAACGAGTACGCTGCCTACCGCACCCGCGTGCAGGGTGGCGAAATCGTGAAACTCTAATCAACCCACCATGAGCACCCAATACTTCGGCACGGGATCTTTCCTTGCCAATGCTACGATCACCGCCTTCCGCGCGGTGGTTATCTCCACCAACGGTGGTGTCGGTCTCGCTGCTTCTACCGGCAGCGTTGACGGCATCGCGCAGATCGACGCGGCTTCCGGCGACTACGTTACCGTGAAGTTCCTGAACAACGGCGGCACCCAGAAGGGTACGCTGGTCACTGGTCCCGTAACGATTAATGACACGCTATATCTGGCTGCGTCTGGGCAAATCAGCCCCACCGGCACCGTCACCGTCGGCAAGTCGCTCACGACCGCTGGCACCGATGGCTCGATCATCGAGTTCATCGCCAAGAACATCTAATAGCACCTACCATGTATACGAACGCTGCTGCAATTTTCCGTGGCGATCTCGCCGGTGTTGTTGAACAGGCCAAGGACTTTGAGTCCAACCTGATCGGCACCCGCGTGATGCCCATTCTCAATGTTCCCGTCCGCGCCGGCCAGTATCCTTCCTTCAAGTTGAAGGAGGGCCAGCTGCTCAAGAGCGACGTGAAGAACCGTTCGCCGTATGCGACCTACGCTCGCGGCACGCGCGCCTTCACGCAGGAGACGTACACCGCGCTGGAGTACGGCTACGAAGAGGCCGTAGACGATACGGTGGCCTTGGACGTGTCGCGCTTCTTCGACGCCGAAGTCATCGCGACCAAGCTGTGCCTCCGCAAGCTCCTGCTCGCGCATGAACTTCGCGTTTCTAGCACGATCTTCAATGCGTCGACGTTCACCTCGACGAACTCTGGCACCGCGTACACGACCGCGAATCTCGCGACGTTCGACGTGGGTCTCGATGTCGAGGCCGCGATTGACCGCCTGCTGGCCCTGGGCGAAAGCCGCGACAACCTCCGCGTTGTCATGAGCAACCCGGTCTGGACCCGCATCAAGGCGTCCACGAAGTTCCAGAACCGCCTCCGCGGTACGGGCCTCTCGACGGACACCATCCTCAACGCTTCGCAGCAGGCTGCTGCCGAGGTCTTCGGCGTTTCCGAGGTTCTGATTGGTCGCGCGAGCTACGATGCCGCCAAGGAAGGTCTGGCGTTCTCGTCCGCGCAGGCGTGGTCGAATGACTACATCTGGGTGGGTTCCGTGACCGATGCCTCCTCCGGCTATTTTGGAGGTGGCGCTGCCTTCACGTTGAACTGGCAGGAGTACGGCAGCCCGACCGGCGTGTTCTCGTACCGTGATGAGGCCATCAAGAGCAACATCGTGCGCGCGTCGCACTACGTTGCCGAGAAGGTCGTCAACACCAACGCTGCGCAGCTGGTCGCTACGCAGTACAGCTAAGATTTGTTAGGGTCGTTGTGTTCACGCCCCACCTGGCTTCGGCTGGGTGGGGTTTTCTTTGCCCCACCAATGATGGCATCATTGGCCCGACACCGTTCAGCATAGGCTGGGCGGTGTTTCTTTTTTGACGTTCTCGACCATGCCATGCGCATTTCGCTTTGTGTCATCTGCGGGAATGAACAGCACCACATCGGCCGGATGCTGGACTCATTCGCTCCGGCCTTTGATGAACTTTCTCTAGTCCGAGCCATCGGCTCGCGGAAACCGGATGCTACGCTGTCTATCGCGCGTGACTGGTGCGAAGCCAATGGCAAACGCTTCATCTTCTCCGAGCATCAAAACCAGTACGGTGCGGAGAAATGGGAGCACGTCGACAGTTTCGGCGAGGCGCGCAACGACTCGTTCCGGCAGGGCACGGGTGACTGGCTGATCTGGGCCGATTGCGACGACATCATGGACGGTGCCGAGCGTCTGCGCGAAACGCTGGCCGGCGTAGCAGCGGAGGTGGCAATGGTGCGATTCCTCTACGATGTCCGCGGTACGAATAAGAAGCTCTACCGTGAACGAGCCATGCGCCGCGCGAGTTTTCATGCCGGCCGTAAGTGGCACCACGATGTCCACGAGAACCTGCTGCTGCTCGCCGGCGACAAGCACATGGACTTAAACGATCCGGTCTGGGTCCACGCACCGCTTGAGGTCAAGCGAGAGAACCGCACGCGCAATCTGCGAATCCTGCGCAATTCAGTTCGCGATACGGCTGCACAGTATTTTTACCTTCATCAAGAGCACTACTGCTCGGGCAACTACAAGGCCGCGGAGGAGTTCGCGAAGATTGCGATCTCGATGCCGAACTTGATGGACTCGTTTAAGTACGAGGCGCTTCTGAACTTGGCACGGTGCTGCGGCAATCACCGCGACGCCATCCGCTACTGCCTAGAGGCGCACGGCGTGTTTCCCTGGTGTCGCGAGGCGCTGACCTCGCTGGTGCTGCTCTACTTCGAGAAGCAGGACAAGGAACGCGCCTTTTACTGGGCCGAGCAGGCACTGCTCCGGCCGGAACCGCCAGGCGAGATCCGGCCGTGGACGCACGAGGCCAAGCATTACGGCTGGTATGGCATTGATCTGGCCGCGCGTGCAGCGCGATACGCCGGCAAGATGGAGCGTGCGGCTGAGTTGCAGGCCATGTTCCACAATCACTCACGGCCAACGATCTCGCTAGTCCATGCGACCCGCGGTCGTTCAAGCAAGGCCGTGGCGTGCCGTGAGGCGTTCCTGCAGAGCGCATTCAATCCGGCCAACGTGGAGCACATCTTCTGCGTCGACCTCGACGACAACGTATCAATGGAGATGTCCCAGCAGTTCGAACACGTCGTTTCCGATCAGCGCAGTTGCGTAGCAGCTTGGAACAAGGGAGCGCGCAAGGCGTCTGGCGATCTCATCATTCAGCTATCCGATGATTGGCTGCCTCCGCTGCACTGGGACTTGCGACTGCTAGAGCTAGTCGCGAACCGCGATCTTGCGAAGGAAGAAGTCGTCATCGCCATTAACGACGGCGCACGCAAGGACTCGCTGCTTTGCATGGCGATTATGTCGCGCGGCCGCTGGGAGAAGCAGGGCGATATGTTCTACGCTGGCTACGAGTCGGTCTTCTCGGATGACGAGTTTTCGCATCGAGCCTGGAAGGATGGCGTGGTCATCGACGCACGCGACAAGATCACCTTTGTCCACGCGCATCCGCAATTCGGTCATGGTCAACTAGATGCGACCTACCAGCACAACAACCAGCGCGAACGCTATGCGCGAGGTAGCGCGCTGTTTCAGCTGCGCAATCCGGACGCTGTGACCAAGGAGGCATCATGAAGACTCTCAAGGATGTGACGCTGATCGCGACGGATGGAGCGAATCCAGAGCGGACCGCTCGCGTGATGCGGCACTGCGAACGGATGTTCGGCTTTGCAGCCTCGGTGCTGATTGACACGCCTAAGAACTACCAAGACGCGATGCGCTGCGAGATCGAGGAACTAGCGCGCCACGTTCACACCTCGCACGCGCTGTTCGTCTCGCATGACGGCTGGATCATCAACCCTCAACTGTGGAATGATGACTGGTTGCAGTACGATATGATCGGCGCACCTTGGCCGGCATCCTGGGGCACAAAGCACCGCGTCGGGAATACCGGATTCTGCCTGCGTTCAAAGCGCTTCCTTGAGGCCACGGCCGCAGCGATTCCGCTCTGGGCTGGTCAGAATGGCGACGTGTTCACCTGCCAAGTGCTCAACCGCCCGCTGACTGAACTGGGCATGAAGTACGCGCCAGTCGAGATTGCCGCCAAGTTTTCATGGGAGCACTACATCGAGGAGGGCGACTGCGGACCTGCCTGCTCTTTCGGGTTCCATGGCTGGGTCGCCGGCAAGACGGCCGATCAGTACAACCGACTGCTGCCATGAAGACCATTGTCTTAGTCTACCACGAGCGGCTGGGCGATATCCTCCGTTGCTTGCCAATAGCGAGGCACTTTGCGTCGGCGGGATACGAGGTAGCCATCGAGTGCCTGCCTCAGTATTACGGCGTTTTTGAGGCCGTCAGCTACGCGCGGCCGACATCGCCTGGGCGTGACCTAAAGGCACGGCGAATCGACCTGCAGATCTGGCCGGATAAGTACGTTGCTTTCCGCGCTAGTGGGAAGTCGTGGGAAGACTTCGTGTACGGGCTGCTGCCCGAGTGCGACGGCCTAGACCGTTCAATCGTCTTTGATCGAGTGCCGACGATGTCAGCCGTCGAGGACCATCTGTACGGTCCACAGACCGCCATCGTTTCCCCTTTCGGCTACAGCCAAACGGTCAAGATGTCGCCGGCAATCATCTGCCAGTATGCCTTCCAGACCTTCGGCGCTCCGATGCGAATCTTGGCCGAGGAGCGGCAGGCCGAGGCGTGCATTGCCGCCGGCTGGTCTGAGTCGCTGTTTCTCACGGCACGGTCCATTCCTGACCTGATCCGGATGTTGCGTGACGCTCGGCAGGTGATGACCGTTAACTCAGCACCTGCCATCATTTGCAATGCCGTGCGGTCGTCCTATTGGCACATTCCGTCCGGCACGCCGCAGGATGATACGATCACCGCCAAGTCCAAGGTTGTGACATTTGGCCCTTTAGTATGACCGTCCGAGACTTTGACCCGACGCGCCTGGAGGCGGACTTTTCGGCCATTCAAGATCAGGCTGGCATCACGTTCAGCATCTTCAACACGGCCATCACCGGCGTCTGGAACAACTCGCGGAATATGTTCCAGTCGTTCGAAGATCAGCGTCGCGACGAGGGCAGGTTTACCGTGTTTTTCTTAGCGTCGCAGGTCGTGACTGCTCCGCAGCTGACGACGACCGTCGTGCGCGCTGGAGTGACGTACTTCATCGAGAACATGGAGTTTGATGCGGAGGGCACCGGAGTGCAGATCGAGGTCAAGAAGTCGATATGATCGCCATTGAGGCAAGAACCCGAGAACTGGAAATGGCGCTCGGTCGCTTGGCGTCGGCTGCTTCCGTCGATTATGGAATGGTAATCAAGCAAGAAGCAAAGTACGTCACGCAGCACATCTTGAAGTTTACGCGGCCAAAACAGCGGAAAGACGGCGTGCAAAATATGCAGGCCGATATTCGCAAGTTAGCGGTGCCGCTTGACTATGACTACTTCAACAGCAGAGCCACGCAGGGCGGTTTCTACAAGTCGATTGCTGGCTACATCAGAAGGCGCAACACTGACAAACTTAATGAACTGTTCCGACTTCCCAATCTTGCCTCGCTAAGTTGGCTACATGGTAAGGTGATGCTCGGCTCGTATCAAGAACTGGCCGCAAAGCATATTGCGCTGCGTGATAGGTTCGGCAGAATCAGAGCGAATAGACCGTTTGCAGCCTACCGTAAGGACTTCAACACGTTGATCGGAAACAAGGAAAAGGTAGGTTTGGCCTCGCGCGTTGGCTGGCATTTGGCCGGCTGGATCCCTACAGCAAAGGCGACTGGAGCCAAGTATAAGAAGTATGCCGAAAAGCTGGCGAACAAGGCCGGCGTCGTGACGTATGATTATACCAGTAAAAATCCGTTTATCATCGCGCGAAATCTGAACGTCAAGATTCCGCGATACCAGCAAATTGTTGTTCGTCCTGCATTGAGTGGACGCATTGCGATCACTCAGCGAAAGCTGCAACGTGTTCTGGCTGGGCACGCGGTAAACCTTGGATTTGTACGAGTTAAAGGTGACAGACTTCCTCCGGCCGCCACACCTCCGCTTCTCTCTGCATGAGCACACGCACACAAATTCGCAACGCGATTGCTGCCAAGCTAACTGCTGGCGGTGCAATCGTGCCGACCGCTAACCTGTTAAGAGGTCGGAATAACACCCTAACCTCAATGTCGTTTCCGGCGGCGGCAGTCTATGCCGTCGACGAGCAAATTGAAGTGCGTTCGCTAGCGCCAAGCAATCGTGTCCAATACCGACAGCTTTCCGTCCATGTTGATTATTTCACCGCGCAAACCGGAGTGACCTACATTGACGATCTATTCGACACCGGCTCGGCCGCGGTCGAGGCAGCCGTTTTGGAGGATGTTACCCTTGGCGGCGCCTGTGACGACCTTCATCTGACATCTGTGCAATATGTGATGGAGGACGACGAGGACAAGCGCTGGGGCGTCGCGCGTCATACTTTCAACTGCATTTATCTAACCACTGACTAATATGGCAAACCACCTGGGCCGCGAAGGCACCGTTCGAATCAGCAGCACCACCATTGGCGAACTGCGCAACTACTCGCTTGCGCATTCGTCGGATGTCGTCGAAGACTCCATCATCGGAGACACCTACCGCACTCGTAAGGCAACGCTCCGCACTTGGTCTGTTTCGGGCGATCTTTACTGGGACGAAGTCGACGCTGGACAGATTGCCTTGACCATTGGTTCATCTGTTACGGTCAACCTCTATCCGGAAGGCACTGCTTCGACGGCCACCTACTACACAGGCGGCGGCATCGTGACGAAGTTCGACATCTCGGCTGCGTTCGACGGCATGGTTGAAGGTTCGATTTCCATTGAAGGGAACGGCGCCCTGAGCACCGTTACGGTCTAATGGATGCAATTGACCTAGTACGCGAACACTTCGCCGCGCTCGGCACCCGCTCAATTGAGGTGCTTGAGTGGAAGCTGACGATCTACGCAACGCCAGTCACGCTGGCCGAGAAAAATCGCCTTTACCGCAAGGCCAAGGACAACGACATGGAGCTTCTAGTCGATGTTCTAATCTTAAAGGCAGCAGACAAGGACGGCAACAAGCTGTTCAACGCTGACCACAAGATGACCTTGCTGCACAAGGCCGACTCAAATCTCATTGCGCGTGTCGCCAACTTCATTCTGTCGGAGGCTGCGCCGCCAGTTGAAGAGCTAAAAAACTGATCCACGGTGGCGAGGGTGCCGACCTCCTCGCCATCTATGCATTAGCGGAAAAGCTCGGCAAGTTTGCGCATGAGGTCATGGCGATGCCGGCTCAGGAATTGACTGGTTGGCTCGCCTATTTTCACCATCAGCAGCAAGTGACCAAAAAACATGGCTGAAGCCTCATTCATTATCCGCGCAGTTGACGCGACTCGACAAGCGTTTGGTAATATCCAAAACTCGCTTGCTCAGTTGAAGCAGTCGTCGGCGGCGGCGGCGGCTTTCATGAAGCGCGCTTTCGATCCTAAGGCGCTCGGTTTTGGCCTTGCCTCTGCTCTGGGCGTTTCGCTCACTGCTGCGATTGATAAAGCAGTCGACGCCATAGGAAAACTTATCACGCGATTTGAAGACGTTAAAAATATCGTCAAAGAAACCGCAGAGGAAGTTAAAAAGATTTACGGCACAGCCGCTTTTGAGGCATTAACGCAGGAAGGCCAGCTCAAGTCTGCGATGCAAAAACGCATCGAGATGGAGCGTGAGATTGAGGCGCTTAGGAAGAAGACTGCGGTCGTCACAAAAGAAACAATGACGATGGATCGCACTGGTAGGGTGCGAACTGTCACCACGTTTGATAGTGCAGCTACTGTTGAAGAAGCCAATCGCCTAAGAGAACTGGATGTTGAATACGCAAAGCTAAATGTTCAGATCTCAAAACTAGATTCGCAGATCACGGGCGCTCGATTTGATAAACGAGCCGATGACTTCGGCAAAGCAGTCGGTAAAGTTACCGATGAATTTGAGCAGCTGATCGACGCTGTTCGTCGAACAAATGACGAGTCAGAGCAGGCAAGAATTTCGGCGGATCAAATGATGGCCGACATGGCCGAACGGGAAAAGGATATGCTGGACCCGATGCGTGAATACGCTCGGCAGATTGATCTAATCATTGCGCTAAAATATAGACAATTGCTGACGACCGAGGAAGCAGAGCGTCGAATCAAGCAAATTGTAGAAGCGTCTGGCGAGTCTGGACGCAAGGCGATGGAGGACTATACCGCATCGTTCGAAGACTTTGAAAGGATGCGGGCGCTGGTTTCTGGTCGGCAAGCATCAGACGGCGAGCAGCTGAATGCGTTAAAGGCGAGAGAGACTGAGCTAGTGGCTAAACTCGCCGCCACTGGTGCTGGCGATCTGGAGAACCGAACCAAGCTGCAAAAGGAACTGGTCGCCGTTTACAAGGATATGTTGCCGCTGCTTGAGGAGCAGCGTCGCCTTGGCAATGAAGCCGGCGCAATGATTGCTATGGGGTTTGAGGATGCCATTTTTGCCGGCGAGAAGTTGTCCGATGTTTTGAAGAACCTTGCGCTGGATCTGATGCGGCTGATCTTCCGCAACGTCATTACGGCTCCGCTGGCGTCGTCCATTGGTAACTTCATCAATGCTGGTCTCGGATTCTTGGCTAAAGGTGGACCAGCTAAAGCTGGATCTCCTTATGTCGTCGGTGAACAGGGCCCAGAGTTGTTCGTGCCTGGGATCAGCGGTACAGTAGTTCCAAACTCAAAGATTGCCAGAATCATGGCATCAATGAGTGGATCCTTAGACTTCTTGGCTAAAGGTGGACCAGCCAAGGCCGGCTCGCCGTATATTGTCGGTGAACAAGGGCCTGAACTGTTCGTGCCTGGCTCAAGCGGGACGGTGATTCCCAACGACCGCATGGGACAGATGGGCAGCGCGGTCGGCGGTCCGAACATCAACATCTCCTACAATATCCAGTCTGGCGTTTCGCGCGCTGAGTTGCAGCCGATCTTGGAACAAGAGCGCAAGCGTTTGATGGTTACGATTCCCGATCTCGTGCGCCGCGGTGGTTCGTACCGGAGCGCCTTTGCCTAAGCCATGGCTATCTCATACCCACTCACGCCGCCTTCGCCGTTCAAGGTCAGCAAGCTATCGCTGACCGGAGTCTCGGCGCGTTCACGCTCGGTGTCGCCATTCACGTTTCAAGTGCAGCAGTACAACTGGCCTGGGCAGGGCTGGCTTGGCTCAGTCGAATGTCCTCCAATGGTGCGCTCGGACGCCGAGCAGGTCATTGCGTTTCTGTTGGCTGCGCAGCGTGGCACGTTCTACTTCCGCGACTACAGCAACAGCGCGCCGCGAGGAAACGTCACCGGCACGCTGACGGTGGCGAGTGCCACGGCCAACGGAACGACGCTAGGCATCTCTGGCGCGACTGGCACCTTTGCCGTTGGCGACTGGCTGCAAATCTCAACGTCACTCTACAAGGTCATCCAGGTGAACTCATCGAGTTCTGTTGACGTGTTTCCAGTGCTGCGCGCTAGCTACTCAGGCGGCACGTCGATTGTGACCTCAAGTCCTAAAGGTGTGTTTCGCCTAGGAAACAATCAGACCGACTGGTCGATTGAATTGGCCGGCATTTACGGCGTGTCCTTTTCTATCGTCGAGGAGATTCCGCAATGAGCATCACCGCAGCAGGCAGGACCATGACGGCTGGTATGGTGGCCGAGGTCACCACGGCGCAACTGTCACCAATTCTCATGGTGGACATGGAGTTTTCGACACCTGTTTACCTGTGGACTGGATACGGAACGCTGACCTATGCAGGCAAAGGGTATCTTGGTCTGGGAGATCTCGGGAACGTCGCACCAATTGAGGAGACGACGGACTTGTCGGCGCGTGGAGTCACGTTCCAGCTTTCCGGAGTTCCGACTGCGTACATTTCTCTTGCACTCAACGAGGACTACCAAGGCCGCAACTGCTCGATCATGCTAGGTGCGCTGTCGACGACGGCCTCGCTGATCGCGTCACCTGTCACTGTGTTTGTCGGCAAGATGGACGTGATGGCTATCTCGGACGATGGCGAGCAAGCGCAGATTACGATGAGCGCTGAATCGCGACTGATCGACTTTCGCCGTGTGCGCGAGAGTCGCTACACCGACGAGGAACAGACTGCCATTGATGCGACCGACAAGGGTCTAGAATTCGTCACGGCGATTCAGGAAAAAACCATTTACTGGGGCAGCCCCAACCCGACGAATCCTAGTCTGTGGAACGGTGGCAACGACCCGCCTGAAATTGATCGCAATCCAGACCGCATTATATGAGCCGAGTCGACAACTGGCGCACGCTGCTCGCGCAGTTTATCGACGAACGCCGCAACCGCGCGTTTGAATGGGGGAGCCATGATTGCTGTCTGTTCGCTGCAGACTGGATCAAGACAGCAACGCGCTACGATCTTGCAGACGGCTTCCGCGGACGGTACAACTCGGCACTCGGTGCGCATCGCCTCACCGCCTCTCTTGGCGGCCTAGTGCCGTTCGTGAACCACTGTCTGAAAGAAGTTGCCCGGCCTGCCTCAGTGAGCGAGGCGACCGCCGGCGACCTGATCGTGCGGGATTCGGGCGACGGTGATTGTATCGGAATTGTTCTCGGTACGCAGTCCGCATTCGTAGCAAAGCACGGTCTGGAATTTTTGCCAACTGGCCTTCAAGCAGACGCTCGTTTCTGGAAACTTTAAGCCATGCCGAATCTGATTGTAAATGCCGCGTACTATCTCTGGCTTGGCCTACAGACGGCAGGCATCGCAATTTCGCAAACAGCAGCGATCTGGATCGTCAAGACTGTGGCAGTGGTGGGCGCTTCGATGGCGGCCTCAAAGCTGCTTACGCCGAAGATGCCGAGCATGGCCGATTCGCTCGGCTCTCGCGGTCAGATGGTGCGCTCACCAATCTCGGCGCGTCAGATCATTTACGGCCAGAGCAAGCTGTCTGGCACGGTCGTTTATCTTTCGGTTACTGGAACCAAGAATGAATACCTGCACATGGTCATTGCGGCTGCGGGCCATGAGGTAGAGGAGATTGGCGACGTATATTTCAACGAGGATCTGGTGCTGACTGGATCAGCTGATGGTAGCGCGACCGGAAAGTACGCTGGCTATGCGGACATTTACAAGAAGCTGGGCGCATCCGGACAGACTGCGTTCTCAACGCTAGTTACCGACACCGCGTCTCTGACCGATGGAAAGTGGACCAGCGATCACAAGCTGACCGGCATCGCGTGCGTTTACGTTCGGCTGAAGTGGAACACCGAGGTGTTCGTTGGTGGCATTCCCAACGTGTCCTTCATTATCAAGGGCAAGAAGGTCTACGATCCGCGCACAGCGACGACGGCATACTCTGCCAATCCTGCGCTGTGCTTGCGTGATTACCTCACGTCTTCGCTGGGCCTAGCGATGGCGAGTGCCGAAATCGACGATACCGCCTGCAACGTAGCAGCCAATGTCTGCGACGAGCAGGTGCAGATTCTGCCACTGTCTCCGGCTACCTACGAGAACCGCTACGAATCGCACGGCAGCATTACGACCAGCGAGGCACCGGATGCCGCGATTGCAAAGCTACTGTCCGCAATGGGCGGACTCCTTGCGTACTCATCCGGCAAGGTGGTGATGTACGCCGCGACGTATCAGATTCCGACAATCAGCTTAAACGAGAAGCACTTCGTCGGGCCGATGTCAGTGACTACTCGCACGAGTGCGCGAGATCGAGTCAACACGGTCAAGGGCGTTTACGTTTCGTCCGAGAACCAGTGGCAGCCGGCAGACTTTCCGGTTATCACGTCGACGACCTACGTCACCGAGGACAACGGAATCAAGTACACGCGCGACGTATCGCTGCCGTTTACGATCTCGCCGTCGTGCGCGCAGCGTCTCGCGGTTGTTGAACTACGGCGCGCACGCCAAGAGATCATCCTAACTGCTCGCTTCCGACTTGAAGCGATGCAGTTACGCGCCGGTGAAACCGTGATGATCTCCAACACGAAGCTCGGTTGGACGAACAAAGTTTTCGAAGTAATGGAGTGGACCTTCGTTGCGGATGGTCAACCGCCACAGCTGGCGGTCGACATGACTTTGCGCGAGATGGATTCGACGGTTTACAGCTACACCGTCTCGGACGAGATCGCAGTTACTGCGGCACCGAATACGACGTTACCCAATCCATTCATTGTTGCTGCTCCTACTTCATTGACGCTGGCAGCAGATGGAACGACTCAACAATATCAAGCAGACGGCACCGCACTTCCGCGGATCAAGGTCGCCTGGTCTGCGCCATCTGAGGAATTCGTACAGTCTGGCGGCTTCGTTGGAATAGATTACAAGGAGAGTGCTTCAACCACCTATTTAACTTGGGCGCGCGTGCCTGGAGATCAAACTCTTGAGTACATCACGAGTGATGTTCGCATTGGAACGCGCTACGATGTGCGCATCTACGGCGAGTCCTATTTCAAAGTTTCCTCAAGTTACGTCAGCGCCAGCATCACTGTTCAGCCCGATACAACCGCGCCCGATATTCCGACCAGTCTCACCGCCAACATTGGCAGCGGCAAGGCAGTCAGCCTAGATTGGGACGACGTAACCGCTCCAGACTTTTCCGAGTACGGAATCTACCGCAACACGACCGGCGTCACTCCGGCTAGTGCCACGTTCAACAAGATTGCCGAGGCGCGCAGTTCGCGGTTCTTCGATGCCGAGGTCAACGTCGGAACGACGTACTACTATTGGGTCAACGCTTATGACCGGCTGGAGAATGTGTCCGGCTTCTCTAACCGCGCGCAAGCCACGCCGCAGGCCATCACGTCTTCGCCTGACCTGACGCCGCCTAACACGCCGAGCGCTCCGACCTTCATCAGCGAGCGCGTCTATGAGTCCAGCGACGGCACGACGAGCGCAGCGATCTCGATCACTGTTCCTGGCCTTCCTACTGGCGGCATCGCGCTGGACATCTTGAGCCGCATCAGCGGAACCAGTGGCTACAAGACCGAGGGCCAAGTTGATTCTGCCACGGCCACGGCGTTTGAAGTCGACAACTTGGTGCCGGGAATCAGTTACGAGTTCGCGTGTCGTGCAGTGAACACGGCCGGCATCTTCTCCACAGTTTCGACCGCGTTAACTCGGACAGCACCGAGCGACACTATCGCGCCTAATGCACCAACCGGCCTCAATGCCGCGGTGGGTACGGGCCGAGCGGTCTCCCTCTCGTGGACGGCAGTCACGGCCAACGACATTTTTGAATACGGCGTGTACCGCAACACGACCGGAGTGACGCCGGGAACGACTGCCACGAACAAGATTGCCGAGGTCGGCGCTGACCGCTTTGTCGACACGACGGTCAACTTTGCAACGACGTACTATTACTGGGTCAATGCGATTGACGCGACCGAGAACTATTCGGCCTTCTCTTCCTCGGTTAACGCCACGCCGGTTGTCGTCACGTCTGGCTCGATTGACTCCACGGCGCCCTCAGATCCGACCGCGCTCACAAAGATCAGCGACACGATTTACCTCGCCAGTGATGGCGGCGCTCGCGTTCTCGTCACTGTGACCGTTGCTGCGCTGCCGTCCGGTGCTCGCATCCAGAATATCCTCTACCGGAAGCAGGGCGCTGCGACTGGTTACGAGATCGCCGGCCAGTTCGGAAACTCTGGCGCTATCTCCTCGGTACTCGATGACCTGACGCCTGGCGTCACCTACGACATCGCATCGCAGGCTTGGTCGTTTACAAACATTCCGAGCAACGTCGTCACGGCTGCGTTCTCGCCGTACACTGCCACGTCGTCTACGTCTGCTCCTGCCGCTCCTTCTGGAGGATCGCTTTCAAAGGATGGCGTCATTCCAGTTTACATCGCCAACACCAAGATCTTCTATTTCGGAACTCGCGCCAAGTGGTCGCCAAACACCGAGCGGGACTTTGCCTACTACGAGATCAAGGCGACGACGACCGATAGCGATTCAGCAACGGATTATGCATGGTTCAGCGGCAGTGGATCGCCTACTGTTTACCAGACGCGAGAGACCGAGTTTTTCCTGTATAACTCGCTGCTTCCGCCTGGGTATGTCCGCATTCGCGCAGTAAACCGCGCCGGCATTGCAAGCTCATGGGTCGCTCTTGGAAATGCTAACGGCTCCGCAGTCTACGGCACCGGCACGCTTTCAGCGCAGGACAGCGATGCCGTCGACGTAACTGGTGGCACCGTTGCCAGCGTAACCATGAACGCCGTCTCGATTACGGCGACAAAGGTCAAGGTGCCGATCAGTGTCTCACCGACAATCGAGCGACGAGGATTTGAAGCAAACGAGACCACCGCAGTTGACGTGTACGGCACCAACTTTCGCATTTTTGATGCGAGCACAGTGCAGCAGTTCCGCGTCGATAACGCCACGGGCGATCTTTACGTCCAGTCGTCTAAAGTAGTATCCACTCGCTACGCGACCACTCCAGCGACGCTCAACGAAGTCATCTCCGCACTCCAGCACCACGGCCTTGTTCCATAACCTATGGCACTGAAACTTTCCATCACCCTCCCCAACGGCGCGACTGGCGACTACCTCCGACTGACCAGCGTCGAATGGGACCGCAACCTCGGCAGCGCACTAGGTTACCTTGCACTGTATCTCAACGCTGCGCAGGCTGCCTCTGCTCCGGCCTATCCGCTTGGACTGGTCGCACAGCTGAACGTGCGTGACGATGTCTTCGCGCAGTACCTGAGCAACTCAGCGCTCAACGGTGCCAATGACCGATTGCTTGCTCAGATGTACGCCATCGCCAAGAACGAGCCGCGATGCGTCAAAGTTCTGAACGGCATCACGCTGCCTGACCTAGCGCAGGCTGAGGATGTCTAGAGGACGTCGCTTCGTGGTGGCAGCAGACAACCACGGCGACCAGTTCGACGAGGTGACGCAGCGTGCTTTGCTGGCGTTCATCAAAGACTTCCGGCCAGAGATCCGCATTCACGCCGGCGACTGCTGGGACTTTCGCAATCTGCGCAAGGGAGCATCTGACGAGGAGAAGATGCACAGCCTGGAGGATGACTGGACGGCCGGCGTCGAGTGGATCCGCGCCTACTTTGACGGTGGTAAAGAGAACCACTTCCTGAGAGGCAACCACGACGAGAGACTCTACCGCTTGGCCGATAGCGCGAGCGGCCTTGCCGCAGACTACGCACGCGAGGGCATCAAGCGCATTGCGCGTCTGATTCACGGCGCAAAGGCTAAGATGCTGCCTTACGATTCTCGGCTGGGCGTGCTAAGACTGGGTCACCTTCGCGTCGTGCATGGCTACTTCGCCGGCCTCGGCGCTGCTCGACGGCACGCCATCGCCTACGGCAACTGCCTATTCGGACACGTCCACGCCACCGACTCGGCGCCCGTTGAAAGCATCGAAGGACCGGCCGAGGCGCGCGGCATTGGCTGTTGCTGTCGCATCGACATGGGCTACAACGCGCACATGGTTTCTAAGCTGCGCCACGACAACGCCTGGTGCTACGGCGTGCTGTTCGACGACGGAACCTATCAGCTTTTCCAGAGTAAAAAAATCGGAGGATCATTCTATGCCGCGGAAAGCATCCGGAAATACTGACGCCTGGGCAAAGCTACTGGCCGAGGCTGTGCTGCGCGCCGAGCGTCTGCCAACCGGCGACGGCTGGCTGACTGTTGCGGAGATCTCCACGCGCCACAAGGTCAGCATGGACCGGATCTACTCGGTCGTCCGCGAAGGTTTGCGTGCAGGCAAGCTGGAGAAATTCGATGGCAACGTGCGCGATGGATCACGACTACGGAAGCGCGTCTGGTACCGAACGACCTAATGGACCGACCGCCACAGTTTGCACTCGGTGAACTGGTGCGGTCACGCATTGACCCGTCCTGCGGTTACGTCGTCGTCGGCCACGTCTATCGAGCGGCAACGATTGACTACCTCGTGGCTGATCCGTCCGGCTGCGAGGAGGTGCGCAGCGATCTTGAGCTAGAGTCCGGCGAGCGACAAAAGGATCCGTGCTCAGTTGATTAATTGCGTAACTCGTTGATCTCTGGCTTGCTGCAATAATCGGATAAAATCCGAAAGAATCTGCTTGCAGCGCTAGCGGCAGTCTGTCTTTGTTTTGGTCATGAACCTCGCAACGATGACCGACTGGATCAATTCTGATCGCTCCATGATTCTTGTGAAGCCGCTCCGCGAAACGGCAAAAGCAATCGCCGTTGGATGCGGTCACTCTCGCCGTTTGGCTTGGCTTCCGAAGTCACAGTGCCAGTTCCTCAAGGACGACTTCTACCAAGTGGAACCGCAAGATATGTGGGCAGTTCCGACATGGCTTGCCGAACGCGCCGCAGCTGACCTTGGTACATTTTCTTGGCAGTTAAATTCTCGCTAATCCAATGCGCTCACTACTCATCATCGCGCTGCTGACCAGCGCAGTCCACGCAGCACCGCCCGAGTCGTTCTGGCGTGCTCTACACGTCGTCGAGAGTGGTGGCAGACGCACTGGCGTCATCCTTGGCGATCAAGGCCGCAGCCGTGGACCGCTGCAGATTATGCGCGCCTATCATGCCGACTCCCGCGTGGCTGGTGCTTATGAGCAGGTCGATGATCTGGCATACAGCCGGAAGGTCGTGACCGCCTATCTCAAGCGCTACGCACCGAAAGCGTGGGCGGCCGGCGATATCGAGACCTTGGCGCGCATCCATAATGGCGGACCTAGAGGCCACTTGAAGTTGCAGACCAAAGCGTACGCCGAGCGCGTGCGGAGGGCCATGCAATGAGAGGCGGCACTCGTACTGGCGCAGGTCGCAAGCCATCGCCGGCTGGAGCTAAGGTCATGATTCCCTGGCGCATCGAGCCACGACTCATCGAACGCATCCGCTGGGCAGCCGCGGTCCGCGGCATTCAGCCGGCAACCTTCCTTGAGCAGATCATCTCCCGCAATGCTCCCTCAGTCTAAAATCTCACTGGTCATCACGACCAAGCAACTGAAGCAGCTGCAAGCCATGGCGGCCGAGCGGCAACTAAGCGTGTCCGATGTGGTCCGCGAGGCCATACGCACCGCACTGGAGAAACGGTGAATGCTGCACTCATCTGCTCTGTCATTATCGGCGCGGTCAGTCTGGCCGCATCTGTTCACGTCCTCTTCCGCGCACGGCGAATCTATCGCGTGTATCGCTGGCGCAAGCTCTCTCAAATTGTCGACCCAGTAAATCTCGATGCCCTCCGCCCAAGAAGTCGCGTCCTGCCTACGCTTTATGGAACGCGCCGCCGAGACCTGGAAGAAGAAGGAAGCACTAGCCGAGAGGGAAAGGGCGGAGATGCGCAAACTCATCAAGCGCAACGCGGTCAAGGTCAATGGGGACCACACAAAGCCAATCGCCTCCCACCGCTCAAAGATCGCACTGACTCCGGAGCAGGAGGCGCTGTTTGATCTGGCCGACGCCGAAGGATGGACTACGCGCGAACTAGCCAAGCGAGTCGGCCTTCATTACGCATCTACATGGACGCATCGTACCAACCGTCAGGAGCGCCAGCGCATTTTGCGACGCTCACTCCCGAACGCTGCGACGACCTCCTCCGAGTCGCGCGGCAGCGTGCCGGATACCGATTAGCACGAATCAAACTTTCGGTCATGGAACACAACAACACAACAACCGCAGAGCAGGCTCGCGTTCTCCTGTCTCCGGTTATGAGTAAGCTAAAGAGCGCGTTTCCCGGTGCGAGTCATCACTCGGTCACCGTTGCATACTGGGGAGACAACAAGGTCTTCTTCGGCGTTGGTATCGCTGTAGGCAATCAGCATCTCGCCAGCACTTACTGCGAAACGCCAGCCGAAGCCATCGACCACCTTGCGACGCGCTCATCCGAGGAGCTGCGCCAGCGTGCCGCAAAGCTTGTTGCGCAGGCCGAGGCGCTGGAAGGCGGTGCGCTGTGATGATGCTCACAACGCCGAGCGCGTGGCGACCGCACACATCCTGCGCCGTCGCCGGCATGACTGATGACGCCTACCGTGCAGCACCTGGGCTGACGCAGTCTGACTTGAACCGCTTCGCCGAGTCACCTGCGCTCTTTAAGCACGTCGAGCGGCAGGACTCCTCCGCGATGTCGTTCGGGCGCGCGCTGCACTCGCTGCTGCTCGAAGGTCAGACTCGCTACGTCATCAAGCCTGAGACCTACGGTCCTGACGAGAAGCCGTGGCACGGCGCTGCCAAGGAGTGCAAGGATTGGATGGCTCGCCACGCTGGCGAGACGATCTTCTCGGCTGATGAGGCAGACGCGCTTGAGTCTAGTGTTCGGCACGCACTTGCTCACGAGACTGTCGCGCATCTGCTGAAGGGAGCATACAAGGAGCTATCCGTTTTTGGCGCATCTCACACCGGCGCAGCTTGGGGCAAAGGTCGCATGGACGCGGTGAACTTTCGAGGCGATCGCGTGCAGGTCATCGACGTAAAGACCACGCAGGACGCGAGGCTTTCTGCTTTCAGCAAGACAATCTTTCAGCGCGGTTACCATCGGCAGGCTGCATGGTATCGGCGCTTGATAGCCCAGTTCATCCCCAAGAACGTGCGGGTTGAGTTCTGGTTCGTCGCAATTGAAGCCGATCGAATCCCGCGCGTGAACGTCTGGAAGCTGGCGACTGAGGCAATCGACTTGGGCGATACCGAGATTGACGACCTCCTTGAGAAGCTGGCCGACTGCAAGTCAACTGGACGCTGGCCTGACTACCACGACAAAGATGTTGGACTCATGGGCATGATTGATCTGCCGAAGTGGGTTTATGGTGACACCGAACAACTGACTGGCATGACGAAAGGAGGTGGCGCATGAGAACACCATCAGACGGAGGGCCGGCGTTTCCGATTCAGGCGTTTCACTTCACAAATTCTAATGGCAAAAGCTGCATGGCTACAGGAAGCGATGGCATGACGTTGCGAGACTATTTCGCCGCCGCAGCGTTGATGGGCATGATGAATACCATCGACCCGCCCGATAGTCTTGCAATATGGGCATATAGACACGCCGACGCCATGCTATCTGAGCGCTTAAAGCGGAAAGGGGGTAGGACATGAGCACGACATCACGCACCAATGCAGCGCGATATCTCAAACGCATCAAGCAGTTGGAAAAAGAAGTGTTGGTGCTTCAGGGGGACAAGAAGCGTTTGGACTGGCTGCAAGCAGCGCACGAACACTTTGCCGTTAGGATGAACACGAAGCCAATTTCACTTCGAAGAGTAACTGATGAAACCATGAGAAAATATCCGTTATGACCACCGACGACACAACGACACCGAACAACGCGAAGGTTTTCACTGGCCTGAGCGGTATGCTTCGCACCTCACCGTGGCTCGCCAGCGAGGACTTGGTCGGACTTGGCGACGTGCCGGCCGAGATTGAGGACGTGCTGCTCTATGACGAGGTTGCCTTCGATAAGGGGCGCAAGGAACGCAACGTGCCAGCGCTGAAGTTCAAGGGCAAGGCCAAGCAGTTAGTCTTGCGCACCTCGGCCAACCGTCGCGCGTTGGTCCGAATGTTCGGCGCTAACACTCAGGCATGGCGAGGCCATACCATCTTTCTTTACCACGATCCAGAGGTCCGCTTCGGCGGCCGCGCGGTCGGTGGAATTCGAATCAAGGAGATCCAAGCATGAACCAACAATACGATAACGAACTCAAGTTTCGCCTTTTCAAGAACGACAAGGGTGGCAACGAGAAGCGGCCAGACTACCGCGGCGAGGTCCGCATCAATGGCGTCGACTACAAGCTGAGTGGCTGGCTTGCCGAGGCCAAGAACGGCTCCGGCAAATACATCCGCGGTGTGGTCGAGCGCAAGGACGGCGTTCCTGCTCGGCCTGCACAGCCTGCGGTCGGCAAGACAGTGACGATTCCGGGAATCGGTCGCGAGGAAACGGAAGATAAAATCGACTTCTAATGCCTACGATCATTGCAATCGACCCTGGCGCATCCGGCGCTGTGGCGTGGCGAAATGGCCTACGCCACGATCATATTGGAACCAAGCCAACAATGGGCCTCGCCTCGCAATCTGAACTGATTTACGGGCTGCGCGACATGACTGGCCACGCCGTTGCCTACATCGAGCAGGTCGGCGGTTTCATCGGCAAACCTCAGCCTGGCTCTGCCATGTTCAAGTTCGGCCAGAACTACGGTCGATGGCTTGGCATCCTAGAGACTCTAAAGATCCGAACTGTCCTGGTCCGTCCGCAGACGTGGCAGAAGACGATTGGCCTGGGATCAACGCTCAAAGGACCAGAGCGGAAGCGCGCGCTGCGTGACGTAGCCAAGCGGCTTTATCCGCAGCACGGCGTGACGCTGGCGAACTGTGATGCACTGCTCATACTTGAGCACGCGATCCAGGCCGAGGGTCGGCGGGAAGGAGGTGTGACGTGAGTGATGCACCAAAAATTATAGATGCTGCCGCAATCTTTCAGCGATTTCCTGATACTTGGGACACCATTTATCAGTACATCAAAAAGCTAGAACAAGAGAATGATGCTCTGAACGAAGCGGTGGAGAGCCTACGCACTACCCTGTGGGGTATGGAAGCCGAGTTAGAGAAGGCGCAGAAGACGGCTGCTCTGCTACGCGGGACAGTCGAAGCCCTTGGAGACGCGAATGATCGGTTGACGATTGAGATCACCGCGCTGCGAAAACAGGCAAAGCCGTGAACGATTTCTACCGCCGCGAGGCGCAAAGGTTCATTGACGGCTCGCTCATCTTTCGCACTAACGAAGACGAAGCTAATGAGGCAGCGGTGGCTAAGATCCTAGAGGCGCACTGGAACTGTGAGTGTCGACCGATGGGCAAGCTAGCGGCCATCGACTGGTTCTTCGTTCGCCATGAGCGCATTGTCGGAGTAGGCGAACTGAAGATTCATCGCTGCGCTTTTGGCGACTACGACTCGGTCTTCCTTAACTTGCGCAAGTGGCACGCGCTCGGCCTATGCCAGCATGGAATGAACACTCCGGCCGTCTACGTCTCGCAGTGGTCCGACAAACTAGGTTTCATCAACTGGGTCGATATCGACGCAAGCAAGCACAAGATCGGTGGCTGCAGGCCTCGTGGACCTAAAAGCCGGAGCGACACCGAGCCGCTAATCGTCATCCCGACATCCTCAATCAACATCATCAGCGACCAAGGGTACGCAAACGCACCATGAGCATCATCAAGAACGATTTTCCCTCGCACTACCGAGCGGTCATTGCTGACCTGCAAAGGCAGCGCGTGGAATTAGAGTGCAAGGTGTACGACGAGACGCTGGCTAACATTGCGCTTCGTCACGAGCGGGATGAACTCCTTGAGGCGTACCAGGCGCTGAAGATGGAGCACGCGCAGCTGTTGGAAAAGCAGGCCGAAAAAGCCAGTTGACGCGCTGCAAATAGGGCGCAAAACAAGAGATAGGCCGTGAGAAAGCCTAATCGCAGGATGACTACTAACACCAAAAACTTTGTCCGCTCATCGAGGGGAATCGGCACCTGCGGCCAATTTCTCACCTCCTCGGTGGGCGGGCTTTTTTTGTCTCTATGAAGGCACCAGCCTTTCAGTTATACGCAGGCGATTTCTTGGTCGGCACCGCCATGATGACCGCTGAGGAGGTGGGCGGCTATATTCGCCTCCTTTGCTATCAGTGGACTCAAGGTAGCATTCCAAACGACGACGCCATGCTTCAACGCCTGACGGGATGCGGTGGCAATGCGGTGGCATCGATCCGGCATAAGTTTGGCATCGATCTGGCAGGTGGCTTGGTAAACGCCCGGCTCGAGCAGGTGAGGCAGGAATCCATCAGTTTTCGCAATCGACAGGCAGAAAACGCCAGAAATGGGTGGGAAACGAGGCGAAAGGCAAGGCCTGGCAATGCCAAGCCATATGGGGTGGCAATGCCAAGCCATATGCCAGAACGATGCTCTTCATCTTCATCTTCATCTTCTAATAATACTACTCCGCCCCCCATCGAAACGGATAAGAAGCAAAGTGGGGGCGAAAAGAAAAAGGTCCAACGGGAGCCGCTCATCGATGCCTTGGCTACGATCGGAGGAGGCCGCCTTGAGGAAGTTACCAACTGGAAGACCGCAGCATACGCCCGTTCACAGATCGTCGCCGTGATGCCAGACCTAACCGTCGAGGAGATCAAACGCCGTGCTGCAAACTACCGCTCCCACTTCGAAGGTGCTGCGCTGACGCCAACCGCCTTGGCAAAGCACTGGGCGCTTTGTGCCGCTCCTAAGCAGTCATTTGCTGATAATGGACCGCGCGTGACGAGGGTCCAGCTATGAGCACGCCTGGCGTAAACCAAACGGCCGAGCGCCGCCTTATCTCGGCCTGCATGGTCGCTGGCACCGCTGGCTGGTCATACGCAGCAGGGGAGGGCGTACTTGCCGAACACTTTAGCGATCCGGTTTGCCATGCTCTGTGGCGTGCTGGCTCGGTCTGCTTGGCTGAAGGCACGCATCCTGACTCGGCTGGACTGTATCGCGCCATCGCTGGCCTAGACGGCGAGGCAAAGCCATCCGCCCTTGAGATTGCCAACCTTGAAGCACTTGAGGCGACCAGCCTGCATCTCCGCCGCTTGACTGCTGATGTCATTGACCTATCTCGCCGTAGGAAGCTTATCACCGCAATGGCTGCCGGCTTAGAGGCAGCGAAGGACGGAAGCGCCAAAGAATGGGCTGACATCTGGGCTGGCGTTGAACCGCACATTCGCAGCGCGCAGGACATCACTGCAGGGGCCAAGAGTCGCACGCTGGCCGAGGTTGCCGCCAACGCTAAACGGCTACTGCTCACGCCCGACCAGTCCGACTCTGTGCCGTCTATCTGCGCCGAGTGGGACCAGCAGGCCTCGCCGTGCAAGGCAGGTCAGCTGATCGTCATTGCTGGACGGCCTGGGGCTGGTAAGTCGGCCTTCGCCGGCCAAGTGGCGCACAATATCGCGCAGGGGGCGGTGACTGCGTTCTTCTCGCTTGAGATGTCGGCCGAGGAGATACTTACTCGCATGGCTCGGCTGAGAGTAAATCCGCGGCCGCAATGGGATGAGACCATCGCAGCAGAACTGGACGCTTTGGCCACATTTGCAACCCTCCGCATCTACGAGGTCGAGCACGCGCGCAGCGTTGCGCAGATCGAAGCGGTCTGCCGGCTGCTGGCCGCGTCACCGCAAGGGCTGGGCGCTGTGGTCGTGGACTACCTCCAACTGGTCACGCCGCCGGCTGGATCAGGCCGAGAGAACCGGGAGCAGCAAGTCGCTGCAATGTCGCGTGCGTTTAAGTTGCTCGCTCGCACGCTCAAGGTGCCGGTGTTCCTCTTGGCGCAGCTGAACCGCGAGGTGGATAAAGGCGAGAAGAAGCGCCGGCCGCGTCTGTCTGACCTGCGCGAGTCTGGGGCTATCGAGCAAGACGCTGATCGGGTCTGGTTCCTTTACCCAGCCAACGAGGATGCAATGAGCGAAGGACGCACGCTGGATGTCATTCTGTACCAAGCCAAGTGTCGCAACGGTCCGGCCGGCCTCGAGGCGCTGTTCGCCTTTGACCGCCTCGGTATGCAGTTCGTACCGATCAAACCCAAAGCAACTGACGACGATTTCGTATGATCCCAACCAAAGAAACGCTGCAAGGACTTTATGACGCCGCACCTGACGCCAACACGCGCCAGCTGATCGTCAGCCTTGCCGCCAAGTATAACATCGCGCTGCAAGTTTTTTGAGAACTGCGCGCTATCGTATTGACACCGTGGAGCATAACGCTCTGACCGATAATCTGTGGCAGGTAAACCTAAACTCGTATCAAACCATGCTTGGCAGAAGCACTTGAGGCTGAACGCCAAGCTCAAAAAGGAGATCAGACTGTGTCCGACGATAAGGAACTCGAAGCGCTCCGACTAACGTCGCGGGCTTTACGCGCTATCACGCAACTTGAAGCGCACAAGAAGGCGGTAACCGGAGAGTACAACGAGCGTTTGAAGCGCCTAAAGAAGGTCATCGACGCTGTGCAGGCACGCGAGCAGATGGGCGTTCTGCCGATGGAAGGCTTGGACGCTATCCAGCTGACTGAGGACGATGAGCGCCTGGTGCTCAATCCAGTCGAGGGACTCTAAGCCGTGATTACCTACTCGCTAGGTCGTGTGCCTGTCAGTCGTCGCAGTCCGGCCGCGACTAGCGAGGCGGCCAAGCTGCTGTCCGAGATCTGCGAGCGTCTGCTTGAACTGGACGAGGTAAAGCACTCCGAGGGGGCTGCACTGGTGCGCCGGCTGGCGACCATTGCTGATCTGTCACCCTCGGCCTATCGCACCGTGCTGCACGTTGGCTGTGGTCAGGTCGAAGCTGTGGTGTCGTCCTACGAGGACCAAGCACGCAACCGTGGCCTGACCCGGCAGGCGTTGCACTGGCAATGGACGCAGGACCAGCGGGCCATCAAGGCCATCTTCCCGCATCTCGCGATCATGCTGCAAGGTTTGCGCGACACGGTGGCTCATCACGAAGACGCCATGAGCAGCGCAGACGCGCTGAGGCGGTCGTGCACGGCAGGCGAGGACACGCACTGATGGCCTTTCCTTGGCCTTTAGCGCGAGATCTTGTGCTGGCCTATACCGCCCTAGCCATTGCTAGGCAAGAAGGCGCTAATGCAAAACAAAATTGACGCCAGCTATGTGTAAACGCAAAAGAAAACCGCACTTGCATTGCAGACGCATAGGGGTGGCGCCCCTAAGGAATCTTTTTTGCAATACGGAGGGCCGTGGGTTCCGACACC